TATAGATAATATTAATTGTGTAATAAAAAATATAGGAGATGGAAAAGTTGTTTTTGATAGTCTTAAAGATGTAAATTATCAAAATAATGGAATTAATCTTGCTAAAATAGAAAATACTATTAGTCCTTTTTCTCTTTTATTTACTTATCAAAATTCCGATATATTTACTTTAAATATACAAAATATTTCTAGCGGAGGAATATTTTCTAATTTTGATATTTACAGTTTATATGATTATAAATACAGTTTAAAAATACAAGGAAAAAACTTTTATGATAAAGCTATTCTAGCTAACAACATTGATATAAACACTATAACATCAGATCATATTAATAATGAAGGAAAAAATTATCTAGTAAACAATTTAAAAGTAGAAAACAGACATATTATTAATAATAGTATTAATAACAATAAATTTGCTTATTACTCAATAACTTATGATAAGTTACATCCTGATATAAAAACATTTAGAGAAAGAGCAGATATATTTCTAATGTATCAAAATAATTCCATTACTTTTGATAGAATCAAGGATAATAGTTTTGATATGAGATTGATTTCAACCAATCTTGATAAATTTGGCAAAGGAATATTACATAAAGCAGTAATCCCTTTAAATTCAGTAGTAATAGCTAAACCTGATATTTATGCAACTGAAACAATAGATACTTACAAATTATGTATTTATGCTATAAGTAATGCTTATCAATTAAATACTTACCAAGACCCTCAACCTGATAAAGTTTATGTAAATCCCGCATATACTGAAAAACTTAATTTATATAATAGTGTAAATAAACAATTAATAGATGCTAATAATTATTTAAATCAGTTATATTCATTATGTATTGCAGCTGGTAACTTTATTTCTATAGATAATTTTAATAGAGGAAAAGGACCATCCGGAGAAGATTTAAGATATTTTTTCAGATATTGGGGTTTAAATTATGATATCTTTTTTGAAAGAGCTACAAATTATGATGCTCAATTGAAATATAATAATAATACATATCAGTATTTAATAAATATAAATGCTGATTTACAAAAAATACCGCAAAATATTTACACTCCAGTACCACCTGTTGTTTATCAAAAACTTGAAGCTGTTCCTAACACTAAAGCTTATAAAAAAAATGCAAATCAGTGGAGTATTAAATCAAATCATTTAAAAGATAATACTTTCAACATAATTAATATTCCTGATAGGATTAATTATAATAATGTCCCAAGTGAAAAATTCATAAATAAATATGCTCTTGATATAAATCTGCAAAAGAAATTAGGTTTTGTATAATGTTAACAGATTACGTTAGAAATAAAGAAAAATTTAAATCTTTAGCTAAAACAATAAAAAGTTTTAGAACAGCAGATTTATATAGAGAATTTAATGATCTTGGTAATTATATAAATACTTACTTAAAAACAGAATTTGAAAAAATATTTAACATAAGTCTTAAAATTGAACCTGATAAGTTTCTTATTAATGTAGGTGATGGTAACATTAATTGGGTAGATATTGTAGATATTGTAGACGATAATTCCATACCTCTTAATAAATTGCAGAAAATACCTAATAATTCCGTATTATGTACTGATGATTCTGGTAATGTAATACCTATAACGTGTAATATTGATTATGGCATTTTATTTGGTAGATATCAAGATACTCATATTTGGCGTAAATTATTAAATGAAGATATTGAAGATCATACAATAACAGGTGATAAAATAGATAAATTAAACCAATTAAATATTGATGATAGTTTAACTAATAGTTTTTTATCGGTGAATATTTTAGAAACAAAACATTTTGAGGATAATAGTATTACATCCGATAAAATAATAGATGGTTCATTAGATAGTACTTTGTTTAATGAACCTGCAAATAATCCCAATACTCCATTTATACCTGTTAAATATGAAAATGATATAGGGGTTGATAATCTACTTGCATTTATTCCGGGATTTTTACAACCAAGTAAAATTATGGATAGCACTATTTATCCAATTTATAACCCACAATTATTTTCACTTAGGGAGTATTCAGATAATCAAGTTTATTTGTTTAAAAATCTTGATGTAGGTTATGAATTCCCAGAAGATCAAACTTTGAATGTAGCTGAAATATTGGAATCGTTTAACATTGCTCCAGAATGTCTTGAAGATGATCATTTAATACCTTATCAAGATATAGGTGATTGGCAGAATATACCCTGGTATGATAATTACAACGAACCACGTTATTTTCAACAAGGTTATATAGCTCCTAATGATACTTGTAGAGTTGAGGGTAGATGTATTCCCCTTGGGCAGTTGAGACTCCGACATTTTGACGATGAAGTAAGACAAGCATTAATTGCTAAAGGAGTTACCGATAATGATTAAAGTTTACTTTAAAAAAGATACGATAAACATATTGTTATACAATAACGGCAATATAACAGGGATTATAAGAGTGTTTAAGAGAACTGATAAGCAAGGAGTGCTTGATTTGTTTATACGCACCCCATACCGCTCCAAATGGCTTAATAAGGAGTTGTATTTTAATCTTAAAAGCAAGTTTATTGATATATGCTCTAAAGTAGGTTATGATGTTGTTATTACAAGACTTAATAACATCAAGAGTTTAAGGTTACTTAATCATTTTGGATTTATGAAGTATAATGAAAAATATTATTATTTAGGGATTATCTGATGGGAGGATTTTTTGGCGGTGATGACGATGAAGCTCCACCGATAAATTTTACACCTTATACACCGATTGACGCTACTAAAAACAATCCCCCTATTAACTATATGAGGATGTTTGATGCAGTAAGCGGACAGGAGTTTGTATTTAAGAAATCTTCTAAAGGTGAACGTTATCTACAACTTAAAAACCTTATACAACAGAAGAAAGATGAATATAATAGGGGTCAAAATAGTTTCAATACACAGTTACAATCTGAAATAGCTAATTTGGAACAACAAGCTGCTAATTTGGAATATTCTGCCGGTGATACTGAAATTCAAATAAATGATTTATCTGGCAGAGCACCATTAGATGCTCCTTTTGAAACAGTACTACCGGAAATAGCTAATTTACCTAATATTGATTTAAACTTACCGGAAGTAAAGCTCTTACTTCCTTTTGAAATGCGTTATGCTGCCGCTGTTAGTGACGTAAGTAATAGGCTTAGGGATTTGCAAGATACTATAACAGGGCTTGAAGTATCCGATCCTATGACAATTAAGCGATATGGTCCAATGATAAGGGCATTTAAGGATGCAAACAGGCTTGCTATGGATAGGGGTTTTGATATCAGATACAACGGACTTGACGCAAAACTAAGGGAAATGGGTTTAAATAACTCAACTACTGCTCTTGGAACTATGATTAGTCTGCAAAAACAGAAAGTAGATACTGAAATAGAAAATAATCTTAAAGAATACGCCTTTGCAAATAATCTAAAACAACAGTCTATTGATAATCTAATCAAGTCGGGTAACACACTCGCACAAGAGGGTGATTTAAGGTATAAGCAGTTTGCTCAAGATAGTGATAACCAGCTAAAAATAAGACAACAGGACTTAGGTGTTGAGGAGTTAGAACAGCAGAGGGCAAATGCTATATTAAATGCACAAGTAGCAGAAAGACAACAGGACTTAGCAACAGAGGGGTTAAAACTTGATAAAGGTAAAGCAGAGAGACAGTCAGAGCTTGCTAGACGTGAGTTAACCCTAAATATGCTTGTAAATAGAGACCCTAGTAAAATGGGGTTAAACTTTATTGCTAATAACAATACTAACGCTGTTAATGCAATGGGGATTACTAACGATGCTATGTATAAGAAACAAGCTAATGAATTACAAGCATCAGGATTAGAGCAGGAAAGGTTTAAGAACGAGCAAGCTGCTAAAAGCGATCCATTCGGTACTATTTTAAATACCGGTGTTGGAGCATTTACAGGTAGTTTTGGTAAATCTTTAGGTAGTAATTTATTGAAAAAAGGATAATGAAAGATTACGCTGATATTTTAAACAGGAAAAAGACAGCTGACAAATTAGGCGATGCTTTTACCGATCAAGCCAACTCCATGAGACCTATGAATGTTGGTCAAAGAAGAGAACAAGCATTACTTAGAGGATTAGGTGTTGGTTTAAACAGCGATGATGAGCGAGAAGCTAAACTTGCTGAACTTGAGAATATGTCAAAAGAACTCTCAATGAATAAATATGCTCTTGAAATGCAAAGTGGTAAGAACGCTAAAATAAAAGCTGATAATGAGAATTTCTTTTTAAGCAACAGAAACGATCTAGCAACATTAAATGATTTCTTACAAAAAGGTGATTTTGAAGCTGTAAATGTCATGGCACCTACCTTACTTGAGAATTACAAGAAGATTACAGGTAGGGATATTGGTGAATATTCCTATAGTGCTAATGGGAAAATATACATGGAAGATAAACAAGGTAATGTAAAAGGTCAGTATATAGCTGATATATTACAAGGAGTAATACCTCAAGAAGAACAGATGAACTTTCCTGAACTTCTTACTTACAATTCAAAAACAGCTGTTGCTAATAAGATTGAAGAACAACGCTTAAAAAATGAGCAGATTAAAGCTGCTATTGAGGCAAGTAGAGCTAATGTTGAAACTAGTAAAGCTCATGCTGAATTGTATAAATCGCAAGCTGAAAAAGCTAAAATGGAAGCTCAAAACCCTATGAGTAAAAAGGAGCAAGAAACTATATTAACAACAAATATAACATCTAATAGGAAGTATATAGAAGAAAAACTTGATCCTAAACTGGAAGCTAGTGAAAACATATTAACTGCCTACGATAGATTAGGTAAAATAGCTATTGAAACCCCAAATCTAGTAGGTTCTGATTATTTAACTAAAGTAAGAAGAACTTTAGGGGAAGCTTTTGGATTAGACCCAAATTTAGATTATGCTAAATTAAGTAATGTAGATTTTGAAAAAATGTTACGACCTATTCTTGGAGCGCAATTTACTAAAGATGAGGGTAATAGAATACTTGCTAAATTACCATCTATTGAAAAAAATCGTAAAGCTTTATTACAATTTTTAAAAGAAGATAGACCTAAACTAATAAAATCTATTGTAAAAATGAAAGCTCAGAAAAACACTTATAATAAAAATAATGCTATAAATATATTAGACGAAAATCAATTAGGTGATATAAACAATGATTATAATATGTTTGTTAAAGATAGATATGGTATTGAACAAGGTGATTTAAACTTGGTTGTTGATACTAACAGCAAAGAGTATAATACGTATAAAAATAAAGGTGCTACAGGTAACTAATGGCTTTAGTAAAATTAAAAATACCAGACCAAACTAATTTAAGTGAAGAAGATAAAGCATTTTGGGCAGACGCTTTAAAAAAACATGGTGAACACAAAGATAGTGGGTTTTTTGATGAACGTGAAAAACCAGACCCTCGCTTATGGTACTTACCAGATGTAGATGACGATATACAAAATGTAGAAGAACCATCTCTTAAAGAAAAAGTTACTAGTGCTGCTTACGGATTTAATAAAGGATTAGGTAAAACAGTTGATAGTGTTGCTGCTGCCGGTAATGCTATTTATGGTGGAATTAGTGGTGGAATGGCTAATTTGACTGAAAATCTAGGTATGGAAGAAACATCAAAAGATTTCAGGTATCAAGCAAATCAAGCCTATGATGATGCTAATAAGCTATGGAATGGTAAGGTAGCAGAACAGTATGTTGAAGATAATTATAAACCTGATGCTATAGAAAAGTATAAAGGTACTGACCAACAATACGTAATAGATAATTATGTATCTGCCGGTCATACAGTGGAGTCTTTAGTTGAAATGTCAGCTGGAGGTGGAGTTTTAAAATTAGGAGGTAAAGGTGTTGCAGCTCTTGTTAGTAATCCTAGTGCTAAAAATTTCTTGGTAAATAATAAAGTTACAAATTTTTTAAATACTCTAGTAAGTGTTGAAGTTAACCCTGTAAATACTACCGCAGCAGCAGTTGGAGGATACCTTGCTAATAATTTTAGAGAGGAGGATGAAATAGCAAGGGAGCAAGCACCAATAGAAGATACTGCAAGAACTCTTGGTGGTTATATTGCTGGTGATGTTGCTACTAGAGGTGTCTATGCAGGAGGAATTAGTGGTACTGCTAAATTCATATTACAAAAAGCTTTACCAAAAACTACTTATAATGGGTTGATGAAAAATGTAGCTGAACTTAAAGAACCTTTTGTAGAGGGATTATATAAAGGATTAGATACTGTTCAGGAAACTGCCGGTAATTGGATAAATGGTTTAGTATTCAAATCAAATACTGACGTTGGAAAATTAACCATGAGAAGATTAAGGGATATAGAACAAGCGTCTAAAGAAGCTATTGAATATGTATCAACTGATACAGGCATTATGCACAAAGGTAATACAAGTTTTGCTGCTTGGTTGTTACATAAAAAAGATAATCCTATTGATATGGAATTTCTTGAATCAGTAGCCCCAGAACTTGCTAATATGCTTAATAGCGGTGCAGATAAAAAAACTATTATAAGAGAGTTAACTAAAAATAAAGATTTAGTTAACGCTTATACATTACAAAAACATAATGCAAAAGCAATAGAATTAGGTTTGTATTTACCTGATTATACATTAAAAGAAAAATTATTAAAAGATACGCAACAAGGTTTAATTGATTTTGTAAAAAGAAACTTAGGTGATTTTTCTAAAAATGCTGGTGAACTTACCTATACTAATAAAATTGAAGATTTTAAAACTCTTTTACCTCAATTTAATAGTGTTTTAACAAAGGAAAGAAATTTAAATCATGATAGATATCGGCAGATTTTAAGTAGTAATGAAAACAGTATTATTAGCTTAGAAGAATTTATACCTGAATTAAAACAATTATCAGATGATTTTAAAATATTTTCTCCTACCAGTAGAAATGATACTGCTGAAATTTCAGCAATAGAACAGGTTTCAGATACTTTTAATAGATTATTTAGCTCTGCTTCTTCTGCTGAAAGTAGAAATGTAAATGGAAGAATAGTAAAAAATGCAATTAATCCTATAGAGCTTGTAAATAAAAGACAAAGTTTAAATGATATTTCATATAGAGGAAATAGTAATGTTGAAGAATTGCAAAGAAAAGCCGTATCATTAATTGATAGAATAATTGAGAAAAACACGGATTTAGGAAACTTACCTGAAGAATTTATAACATCTTACAGAAAAGCATTAGATTTTGATTCTAAAGTTTATTTCTCTTTTACCCAAGATGAAATTATTAAAACACTATTACAAGGTGAACCTACTGGATATATATCTAACATAATGAACACCAGTAGAGGTGTTGAACAGGTAAGAAAAGCTTTAAGTAATACTACTGAACAATATAAAAATTTTCATACTAAAGAAGATATTTTAAAACAAAATAAACAATTAGCAGATGATTATTACAACCGGATATTATTTGCATATAAAAAAGGTTTAAATAATAAAAGACCCTTAACCGGTGAACGCACTATAGTTGATAAAGATGGTTATGAAATAAATAAATTATATACAAGTACAAGTACAAGTACAAGTACAAGTAATGTTATTAAGTTTCCAAATAAAAAAGATTTGGAAAAAGCACGTGAATTTAAAAATACTGGTAATGATCAAGGTCTAACTAACTTAGCTCATAAATACAATTTGGATATTAATGAAAACAGAGAGTTAATATCTAAAATGGATGGTAAATCAAGAGAGCTTTTTGATGCCTTAAGACAAATAAAACTTAAAAAGTTGATATTTGATGATTTCATAAATTACGAAAAAACTAATAATAGATTTGATTTTAATACTTTTAAGATACAAAGTACTATTTTAGATAATGAAAATCTGATTAGAAGTTTAGTTAGAGATGAAAAACAAGCTGAATTTATTATAAAAAAATTACCTGTTGTGTTAAATAAAGTGGGTGAAATAAGTAATAAAATAAAAATAAATTCTGATAGTAGTAAAGATATCACACAAGCAATAACTAGGTTTGCGACTAAGACAGGTATAGGGGCAACAATAGGTAATGCTGCCTTTGGTCCAGTAGGAGGCTTTGCCGGAGCTGTTGTATCAAACCAGTTAGTTAAGTTATATTACAGAGGATTAGCTAACAGTTTTGACAAACCTGAAACAACTGCTAAGCTAATTGGATTAATTGAGAAAGGAAATGACACAAATATCTTGAAATTTTTATTAAAACAAGCTAATGTGTATTCTTATGATGCTATCAAAAAAGATGTTGGTGGTAGTAAAACCATTTTAAAAGAAAAAGCAATAGATAGTAAAGATTGGTTGTTAGAACCACAAACAATACCTTGGAATGAAAGGTGATATTTTTATTTTTATTTTTATTTACGCTACTTTTACATTGTATTATATTTAGTTTTTTAATAAATAAAAAGCTAAGTATAAAAGTATTACAAAGAATTTTTTTATAAATGTAATATATACTATAAGTAGTGATGAATATTTTAAATTTAACTATATAAATTATAAATACTATTATTATAAATTCAAAAATGAACATCTTTTACAAGATAATAAAACAAATAAAGTCTTGGAATCTAATCCAAGTGAATCTTGTACTTGTAAATGTTCTACTCCTGATGATGCTAACAGCAGCAAACGACCTTGATCATTTTGTAAAGGTATTTGGACAGTTATCATTATCACTTGTAACCTTATTACAAGCTGTTCATGGTATATCTGACGGAACTGATTTAGGTAATATAGATGTTTGAGTTTGTAAAAACAACTCTTACAAACATAAATTTCTGGATAGGTTTTATTACCTGTTTTATATTATTCTCCCATTACATATTTGGTAATGATAATGCACTTGAGCAACTTGGTGAACTTATTACACAAATACTAACCGGTCTAAAACTAGACTTCTCACCTACATCATGAAAACTTCCCAAAAAGGACTTACTTTAATCAAGAAATACGAGGGTTTTAGCGATAAAGAATACATCTGTCCTGCCGGTAAACCCACTATAGGCTATGGGCATGTAATATTGCCTAATGAACATTTTTCATCATCTATTACAAAAGAAGAAGCAGAAATTTTGCTTAAAAAAGACTTACAACCACGTGAGAAGTCATTAAACATACTTGTTAAGGTAAATATCAACCAAAATCAATTTGATGCTCTAATGAGTCTTATATACAATATAGGTGTTGCAAACTTCAAACAATCAACGTTACTTAAGTTTATTAATGACAGATTGTTTGATAAAGTACCTGATCAGTTCAGACGTTGGAAATATATAAATAAAGTAGTATCAAAAGGATTGCTTAAAAGAAGAGAAGAAGAAATTAAATTATGGTTATCTTAAAATGCTTATATTTTCTTATTTGAAAGAAATTATACTTGGTATTGTGGGATTTTTTGCATTTTATCTATTTAACAAAAATAGAACCTTAAAAGCAGAGAAAGAAGCTTTATCTGGAATTATAACAAACAAAGACAAGGTAATAAATGTTCAAAATAAAGTCATTGAAATTAGTACAAATATTGAGCGTACTGATATTAACTCTTCTATTGATAGGTTGTCAAAACCTAAATCAAAAAAATAGTTTGCCAACACTTAATCTTCCACCTTTACCTTTAATGTCTGAATCTGCTACGAATGAGTTTAAAAAACTCTGTGTTCCTTATAATAAATGTGATAATTTGAATAACTGGTTAAATGAATTATATTTATTTAAGCTAAAATATGACATTTATCGTATTGAACTTTCCAAATAAATGTGTTATATTAAATTTGCACATAAAAGGTTAAATAATAACCTCTCTTTTTATTATTGTTGGAGTAACCCTAGTTTGAGTAAAATCTAATTAGGGTTATAAAAAAGAACTTATTACTGGGGTAAATCCCAATAGTAAGTTCTTTTTTGTTATTATGTTGGTAAGTAGACTACTCTGACTTTTTTAACACCTGATATATCATTTCAGAACTAGCATTTTTATTTTCAAGAACTTTAATAATTTGTTCATCCTTACATTTATTAGCTACAATATGATAAATAAGAACGGGTTTAGTTTGACCCTGTCTATGAAGTCTTGCATTGAATTGTAAATAATGTTCTAAATCAGGAGTAACCCCAAACCACACAATAATTCTACCTCCATATTGTAAGTTTAACCCTTTAGCAGTACCGCACTGACATAACAATAATTTTATCTTCCCATCGTTCCATTGGTTTTGAACTTCTATTGTGTTATTTCTATTTAAGGTAACACTGGTTGGAATAGCTAATTTTATCTTTTCTTCATCGCATCTAAACTTATAAGCAACTAATATGTTTTCATCCGGATAAAGCTCTACAAACTCTTTTAAGCACTCTATTTTATTATTATGGATGATTGTATATGATCCGTCATTTTTACTGCTATAAACAGCTCCATTGCAGTATTGGAGTAATTTAGAATACAATACTGCTGCATTAACCGCCGTTATTTCATCATTGTTAATTCTCAAGTAATATTCTTTCTCAAATTTCTTGTATAATCCGTAATTATCTATATCAACTTTTAATTCGTTAAATATTTTATCCGGTAATTCAAGATAATCTTCAGCTTTCATTGAGATAGTAATGTCCTTTATTTTATCTAGTATGGTATTTGGATAGAGACAGATATACTTACGCTTATGTTCATCATAAGTAAAATACTGATTTCTATAATGAGTTATGTATTTACCTAATCTCTGTCCTTTATCAAGTAAATATATCTGACTCCATAAATCCATAAACCCATTAGGATATGGTGTGCCTGTAAGAAGCACCATATAGAGAGATATAAAATGTCTTAATGCTTTAAAACGATTAGAATTATGAGACTTAAATCCTGTACTTTCATCTACAATAATAAAACCATACCTCCTAAAACCTTTTGTAAACATCCAAGGTATGTTTTCTTGATTGATGATATAAACATCAGCTTCTTTTTGCAAAGCTTCCAATCGCTGTTTCTCACTACCTACGGCAACAGAATATCTTAATCTTTTTGTATGCTCCCATTTATCAAGTTCATTTACCCAAGTAGTTTTAGCAACATTTAAAGGAGCTATAATAAGGCATTTTTTAACTTCTTTATTTAACACCTTAGTAAAAGCCGTTATTGACGCAATTGTTTTACCAAGCCCCATTTCTTGAGTAACAAATATTCTTTTTGTTTTGAGGATATTAATAACTACTTCCTGTTGGTAATGATAAAGTTGTGTTTCTTTTAACATTTAGTATTAAATTCTCTATCTAAATCTTTATCGCTTCCTACAATAGTAGTCTTTGCAATAGAAAATTTATTTACTTCAGAGAAAAAATGTTCAGTTTCTTTTTTGCACTTTTCACAACTTTTAACTCTACTTATTATTGTAAAACCATCTAATATTAAAATATAATTTTTTATATAGACAGATTTTAAAAACTTTTCAATCTCATTTCTTAATTCTATATCAATTTCTGCTAGAATATGTTTTTCACAATTTAAATTAGCATTTGCTAAAATATTTGTACCATCTGTTATAAAAACATATTCTTTTTTATTATATTTTTTAAGTATTTTTTCTAATTTTTCTTTCATTTATTTACTCATATTTGTTTAATGTTTCATTAATTAATAACATACCTTTTTTATATTCATCCATTGTTATTTGTTGCCGAGATTCATGTTCATTATTGTCAGTCTTAACTATATAATATTTTTCTTCATAACAATCCGCATAATAACTAAATCTAATACCTTTCATTTATTTACTCCTTATTTATATTTTTCTAAAATTTCCATAGCTAATTCCTCATCATTAACTACGAATACTGATTGTTTTCTTGATCTTAACTCCGATATTTTTAATTTTTGTAACTCGCTCAATTTACCTTTTTTAGACTTAAACTCAACAAAAAACAATTTACCATTTTCACTTATAAAGATTCTATCCGGCACACCTCTATTACTAGGTGAGACAAACTTATATGTAAGATAACCAAGTTTCCTAGCTTTAATTACTATCTTTTTTTCTAAATCTTTCTCTAACACTTTTTATCTTCCAAGTAATATATGGTTGTATTTGATAATTAAGTATTCTTTCCATCTCACAAATTATTGCATCTATAAGCATAAAAACACCTACTAAACTACCTATGATAATTATAAGGGGTGAAAATATTATCAATAATAACCAAGCTAAAATTTTAATCATTTCTTTTACCTATAAATTCACAAATATCACTTAAATATTTGATAATATATTTGTCATTTAAATATTGCTCTTCAGGAACATCGTTATCATACTTATTTAATAACTTTTCTTGAAATAAGTTTGCGTTATTATCAAAATCCGCTAATAAATTCTCTATTTCATTCAACTTTTCTTCCATTTTCATAAACTAAATCCTATCGTTTTTAATGTTTTTATTGTTTCCTGATAATACCTTGAATAATCAATATTAACCATCTCATCATCCAAGTTCATTATTGGATATGCACCATTTGCATCAGGTACTTTATGTCCTTTCATATTTAGAATATAATCCCCGTCAGTTCTATAATACCAACGAACAACTTTGCCTAAATATTCACCCTTAAAATTAGCACCAAACTTTGTTTTCTTGGTTAGTATATAATCTTCTTTTGCTCCGTTTCTAATAGTATTTTCAATTGGATATCCATTTGTAAGATAATTCTTTACGGCTTTCTTTACTATTCCAAGATGAGCGTTCCTTGATAAATCATTCATACTTAAAAATCCTTTAGTCTTAACTCCTCCATTAGACTTTATTGCCAAATAGTTATTAACATCTCTTATGTAAATCCTATCGTAATATGTTTTTTCCAGTTCAAAACCGGTCAAAAACTCCCATTTTTCCAACACCTCATTAAACTTATCGGTATTACGTATCTTTCCTCTTACAGTAAGTCCATCAGTATTACCGGATATTATTTCAAAATCATGTTTTTCCAACTCTTCAATAAGCATTAATAAACATAGTTGACCCGTTATAGTAGTCTGTATCATCTTCTCTAAATCATACAAAATACTTTTTTTATAACCAAGTCTACCAAAAGTACCATTTAGTACGATCTTGTAAAACTTGCTAGAAGTACTTGTTTTATCCTTTATTTGCAGACGTCTATCTCGCAAGGACTTATATAGTTCCAGAAATTCCTTACCAATATTACTTGGATATATCCCATTGTTTATAATAATACTTGGATAATATGAAGTAACATCAACATCTATCAAAAACTGATTATCATTTGTAAATAAAGCTATACTTTCTTCTTTAGAATGAAGCCCACCAATTCCAATAGTAAAACTATTTGTCTTGGTTTTTATTTCTCTACCAACAAAACTAACATCTTTCTTCAAATTGGTTTTATCGGTAAACTCAAAACCTGTTATTTCACCTAAAATATTATTAATATTTTCACTGTCATAAGATAAATAATGAGGTGGTTTGTATTTAAATCTTATTGATTTTTCTTTTGGAATAACACTATCTGCAAACTTATTTTTAAAATAAATTTCTGCAATATCCGCATCTGACTTACTTCTACAATCAACACCTAGTTCTTTTCCTATTTCCCACCTAAGTTTTAATTCATCATGTATTTGCAAATACAAATCTCTTGTAATATCAACGTCATTAATACAATAAAATTTAAGTATGTTTTTCTCTTCTCTTGTAAGCACTCTTGACGGGTCGTAAGGTAAATCCTGTAGTTTTCTAGTATGAATTCTTGCACCATACATTTTAAGTGAACACTTACTAGGCAATACTCTAATTATATCAATATGATTCCACTTGCGAGGTGTCCATAAGAAATTATTACTAATAATATCAAAACTATTATCAGAAAGTATCAACTCATCAGATAACTTTTTTAGTTGATCATTCGTTGGTTTATCATTTTCCTTAATAAAACGCATTATCATAGGAATATCATAAAACCTAGAATTAAATCCTATTGTAAGATCACGTGATAATATATTAACGAGTTGTGCTTTATCAAAACAGGTTTCTTGGTCGTACTCAAACTCCAATAACTGACCATCTAAGGATTTGAGTACGATAAGAAAATAGTTAGGATAACACTCGGTATCCAAAAACCATTTCATTTTGTTAATATATTAGAATAAATCTACTTCGTTTTCTGACTTATTTTCCGGTTCTACATCGTCAATAAGTAATGCAAATTTATCTGTTGCGTCTTCTGGAACACCGCCAATTATAATAGGAGTATCATGTCTAATATGCTTAACATGGTTTAATTTACAACTAAGTAAAGTAGGTCTATCTTTTGGCACAGCCATAAAAGCTA